GCAGCATCACTTGCATCTGCTGGATGTCGTGTAATCGTAACTGAAATCGATCCAATTTGCGCTCTACAAGCTGTTATGGATGGTTTTCAAGTAATGAAAATGGAAGATGCTGTTGAAGATGCTGACATCGTTGTAACAGCTACAGGTAATAAAGATGTAGTAACTGGTAAACACTTTAATAGAATGAAAAACAATGTTATCGTTTGCAACATTGGTCATTTTGATAATGAAATTGATGTTGATTGGCTTAATAAGAATTGTCCGAAAATGAATATCAAACCTCAAGTTGACCTTTACGAGCTTTGCGATACTGGAGTGAATTACACTAAAAATATTATTCTTTTAGCTGAGGGCCGACTAGTAAATTTAGGTTGTGCAACCGGTCACCCTAGTTTTGTAATGTCTTGTTCTTTTACAAACCAAGTTTTAGCTCAAATAGAGTTGTGGAAAAATCATTCTAATTATGAAAATAAAGTCTATACGCTACCCAAAGAATTGGATGAAGAGGTCGCAAGGCTTCATTTGAGTCATGTTGGTGCTGATTTAGACATACTTACGAAAGATCAAGCTAGTTACATAGCTGTCGATGTTCAGGGTCCATACAAGGCTAATGAATACAGATATTAAATAACTGTATTTACTTTTTGAAAATTTTTATTAGAATTTATTATATTCACAAGAGGTTGTATAAATGCCTGTCAACGGTAAGCTAAAAGTTTTAGTACTTTCTGATCATGCTCTTTCCACAAGCGGAGTTGGAACTCAAACTCGTCATTTAATAAGTGGCCTTTTAGAAAAAGGAGGATGGACTTTTAGACAGTTTGGTGCAGCTTTAAAACATGCTGATTATAGAACAGTTGTAGTTAACGAAGATTTTATTATCAAGCCTATTGATGGTTTTGGTTCACCAGAATCTTTAAGAGTTGCACTTGCAACAGAAAAGCCCGATATTCTTTTGATTTTTACAGATCCACGTTTTTTCATATGGCTTTTTGAAATGGAAGATGAAGTTCATCAGGTCTGCCCTATTGTTTGGTGGCACGTATGGGACAATTATCCTTATCCTGATTTCAATGATATACTTTACCAATCGACTGATTTGATTAATTGTCATTCTCATATGACTTACACTATGCTAAAAGAAAAGCATCCTGAAAAGACTCACTTTGTTCCTCATACATTACCTCCTGGAATGTTTAATAAACTTAAAAGTGAAGAAATTCAGCATTTTAAAGCTACTTTGTTAGGTAAAGAAAGAGAAGATCATTTTGTCGGGATATGGGTCAATAGGAATGCCAAAAGAAAAAGATCTAATGATGTTATTGCATCTTGGAGTTTATTTTTAGATAAGTTGGAAAAAGAAAAAGGGCATAGGAAGGCCACTTTGATTATGCACACTGATCCTAATGACAATGAAGGACCTAATCTTTTTAAAACAGCTGAACAATTTAAAGTCCAGGACACAATATTCTTTTCAAAAGATAGATTGGAATTTGATAAAATGAATGTTCTTTACAATATATCAGACTTTTGTTTGAATATATCATATGCAGAAGGGTTTGGGCTTTCAACACTTGAAGCAATGATGACAGGAACACCAATTATTGCTGTGAAAACAGGAGGTTTAACAAGACAAGTTGTTGATCATCGTGATGGAACAGAAAATGGTGTTGCTTTAGATGTTGATATGAAAACTTTAGTAGGAAGTCAAACAGTTCCTTTTATTTATGAAGATTATTGCAAAAATGAAAATGTTGCTGAAGGGATTTATAAGTTATCTTGTTTGAGTGATCAAGAAAGATCTGAATTAAGCGAAAAAGTTTATGAGTATGCAACAACTCAATTTTCATATGAAAAAATGATTGAAGATTGGCATAATTCTCTTTTAAAAATTCACAAAGAATGGAAAGAAAATTATGTTAGAATAACACAAACAACTCTATAAGGTTTAAAATGAAAAAAGTTTTATTAAGAGCTCCTCTTTTAACACAGTCAGGTTACGGCGTTCATAGTCGTCAAGTTTTTGAGTATTTGTATTCTTTGAACGGAGACAAGATTGATTTGACAGTTGAAGTTTTAAACTGGGGAAGAACTTCTTGGTTTGTTAATCCTGATTATGAGCGAGGATTAGTTGGAAGAATAATGAGTTGTTCGAAACCCATTGATTCAAAATTTGATGTCACTTTTCAAGTTCAATTACCTGATGAGTGGAATAAAGATTTGGGTAAAAAGAACATAGGAATAACTGCAGCTGTTGAAACTGATGTTTGTAATCCTAAATGGGTTGAAGCTTGCAATTCAATGGACATGGTAATTGTACCTTCAACTTTTACCAAAGAAGTTATTGAAAATTCAGGAAAAATAAATTCTAACAAAATCAAAGTAATTCCTGAATGGTTTTCAAATGTTCATGTTGAAAAAGAAAAAAGTCATTTAGAAAAATTAGCATTTGATAATTTTAAAATATCAACACCTTTGAATCTTATGTTAATTGGTCAGATAACCGGCCAAGATTCAAATACAGATAGAAAGAATATTTTTTACACTATTAAGTGGTTTTGTGAAACTTTCAAAGACAGACCTGACATTGGATTGGTTTTGAAAACAAACAGTGGAAAATCAACAGCTATTGATAGACAGATTACATACAATGTTTTAAGTAAAGTAATATCTGAAGTAAGATCAGGTCCTTTTCCTAAAATTCATTTTATTCACGGGCATATGACACCTGAAGAAATTGCCTGTCTATATTATCATCCAAAAGTAACCGGTTACCTTTCAGCAACGCGAGGAGAAGGTTACGGATTACCAACAATTGATGCTGCAGCTTCTGGGTTACCTATAATTACAACAGACTGGTCGGGTCATTTAGAGTATTTAAAAGATGGTTTATTTACTCCACTAAAATACACGCTACAGGAAATTCCTGATCAAAAGTGTGACAAAAGAATATTCATGAAAGGAAGTAAGTGGGCAGTTGTTAATGAATTTGATTTCAAAAGTAAGTTATTAAACTTTTTTGATAACGAACAATTTTTAGAAAAAAGACAAAAAGCAGAAAAATTATCAGAATCTGTTAGAGAGAATTTTTCAAAAAGAGCAATCATGAAGAGATATGAAGATTTATTTAGAAGGTTCTTGTAATGGAAATAACTTCACATGTTATATATTTAGCAATAATTGCAGTGTTATTAGTTTCTAATGGTGCTGCAATTTTTTATCTTTATAAGTTTGCTAAAATAATTCTTAATTTAGAAGACACGCTTGAGGAGTCATTAGATGAAATTGATAGTCAGTATAAGATAATGTATGACATATCTACGAAAGAAATATTTTTTGACTCAATTGAAGTTAGAACATGTGTAAAAGAGCTAGTAAAGTCTAGAAATTTGATGTTGAAAATTGCTAATAAATTAAATAAATCGTTCAAGGAATAAATCTATGCCCGTCAAAAGAGTTAAGGTAAAAAAAAAAGTTGTTAATAATGATCACGAAAGTGATCTAAAACAAGTTAAGAAAACAAAAAAGAAAAAAGTTTATTTTGGAAAAGATACACACGATTCAATTGTTGACTATCAAAACAAAGATGAAAGAGAAATAAAAAACGAAATATACTGCGCTAGAATAAAACCTTCTTTTGAAAAACTAGTTGAAAATTTAATTTTTATTCACGGATTTGCTTCAAGCGAAATACATTCAAAGGAACTTAAAAGTGACTGTGTTTCTTTTTTGTATGAAACTTTGGAAAAATTTGATCCTAGCAAAGGAACAAAAGCTTTTTCTTATTTCAATGTAGTTGCAAAGAATTGGTTAATAATTCAGAGCAAAAAAAGGTACAAACGAAAAATAAGACATGTTTCTTTAGCAAATTTTAATGAACTTAAATCTTCTGATAAGATTGAGATCGAGACTTATAAAATGATTCCTTCTCAAGAAAAGTTAATGATTATTAACGAAAACAAAGAAATGCTAATCCCTTTACTAGAGAAGATTAAAGTAAAAGTTTCTAATGAAAATGAAAAGTCTTGTATTAATGCAATCATTACTTTGTTTACAAAAATTGAAGAACTAGACTTTTTAAATAAAAGAGCTGTTTTTGTTTACTTAAGAGAACTTTCTGATTTAAATCCTAAGCAGTTGTCAGTTGCAATGTCAAATATTAGAAAATATTATAGAGAGATAGTTAAAAATGATGACAATCTAAACTTCTTTCTTTTTTAATTGTTGGAGAAAATATGACTTCAAAGAGTGTGTCAAAAAATTTAAAAAAAATAAGTGATAAAGATACAAAAATATCGAGATTTAGTGATATTTTAGATTCTTTAGATTCTTTAGAGGATAAAAAAAAGCTTCTTTGGAAAGAGATATATGAGAATTCTTTAGAAGATAGAATTAATGCAAAAATACTTTTTGATGATCTTATGATGCAATCTACAAATAATCCTGCGAATCATGCTATGTTTGGCTCTACAATGTCAAAATATTTAGAAAGAATGTCAAAATCAAACGATCAAATATTGAAATTAGTTGAATTAATAGCAAAAGAAGAAGAAAAGAATGTGATTACTGATAACGAAATTTTCAACCAGATAGAAGGGAAGTAATAAATGAAAAGTATCAGAGATCTAAAGCATTCTAGAAATACTTTTATGGAAAAGTCTCTCAAGGCTCAAGAGAGAGGCCTTAACGATAGAAATTTGCAAGATAGCTACTTTACTAGCGCTGTCATCAAAGAGTATATAACTAATCCTGTCGAGTATTTAAACACTGAGATATTTGATACAAGACAAGATGCAGAAAAAGAAAAAATAAAAATTAAAGATTTTCTTTTGTCAACTAACGAGTTAATTGACCCGGACCTTTTGGATTTTATGCCGCCAAATTCCATCTTGGCTTATCCAATGACAAAAAGAGCGGGCAGATCAAGCGTTGAAATATTTTATCCTTTTTTTCCTCCTCACTTGAGTTTTCCTGCAAAAGCAGGTGAGCATGTTTGGGTTTTTTACGAGGTTATAAACAGAAGAAAAATAGGCTATTGGATGTGTAGAAAACCAACGCATCGTCAAGTTGATGATGTCAACTACACCAGGGCTGAAAGAATTAATACAATTTATCCTATTGATAGAGTCTATAGAGATAAACAGACTTTAGTAAAAGATGAAGAGATCAGTAATCTAGTACAAAATGGAGGACCTTCAAATGGTCTTCCTGATAATATCTTTCACGATGATGTCTTGAGAGGCTCTGTCTCTTATACAAAGGATTTCTTACCTGAGCCGGTCCCTAATTTTCCTAAAAAGTGTGGAGATCTACAGCTGCAAGGATCCAATAACGCTTCGATAGTTTTAGGGACAGAACAGTTTTTTAATTCTGATCCTGAAAACCCTCACTTTATAGCTAATTTAACAACGATTAGAGACAATGACTTGCAGTCTATTAGAGAAGGATTAGATAATTTATCAAAGTCTGAAAAAGGAGATCTTCAGATAAGAAATGATTATAACGTCAAATTTGCAAACAGAAGAGCTTCGGGTGCGATTGACTTAGCTGTTGGCAAAGGATTAATAACTTATAAAAATACTTCTCCTGGTGAACTTTCTCAAAAATTAGAAAATTTTATTACTAATCCTGACGATTCTAGAAAGATAAGTGACAGTCCAGAGATAGGTGTAATCAAAAATTATGTTGAGACTACATCTAATAAGAAATTAGAACATTTAGAAATAGATAAAACAAGATATCTTAGAGGAGAACAAGAATCGGATCCGGGAAGTTTAATCGAAAATAAAACAGATAATTGCGCAGCAAGAATTTACGTCTCATCAGTTTCTTCTCCAGATACTTTGTGGGCTCGTCATCTACTGCCTTCGTCAGTTTCTAGAAAAACAACAGCTTATCATGAAGGATCTTGTGCAATCAATTATGCAGATCATGTAAGACTTTATGGTAATGAATCAATTAGGATGGTTGTCGATTCAGATCGATATTACGGAGAAGTACAATCAGCCTTTTCGGGAGACAGTAACACTGGAATAGAAATTAATTCTCAATCTGTCTACCTCGTTGGAAGAAAAGGATCACGTATTGCTTTTTCACCTGCGGGTTCTGTTATACTTCAATCTTCTGGAGGTGCATCTATTGTTTTGAAAGCAGATGGTAACGTCGTAATCACTCCAGGGCAGGGGAAAAACATTAAACTCGGCGGAGAAAGTGTTGATCATCAAGTTCTTTCAAACATATCTTTGGGAGAAGGGCCTGATGGTAATATTGCAAAACCAATAGTATCCACAGCTTTAGGAATCGTAGGTGATAATGTTAATGACACCAGAGGGGGATTCGTTCCCAATCTTTTAGTTCAGGGGTTTAAGCAACTAGTTCCGGGCCCGCTTTCAGCTCCTAATACTTCTGAATCTGATCTAGAATGTGGTGTTGATGAAACAGAATTTAATACTTATTTTGGTTTATAGTTTTGAATAAATGAGATTTAAAGATGGGAATATTTACGGACAGAAGTTTATTATCAGATGGAGAGCTTACTGATACAGGTAAAGCAAACTTCCTGTCCTCTGTTCATGATTTAGTTTTTCTTGACGGTCAACCTGACTTTTTCCCTGATTGTAATCTTCCACCCATAATTCTAGAAAGTCAAATTGCTAAAAGTGATTTACCTGATAATGTTGGCTATTATTTTTATGACGGATCAATTAGTGTAAGTGAACATCAGGAAAAGCACGAACAATATCATCAGACATTTTTAAAAGCTTATGAAATTATTTTAAATGTTTTTGATATTGAACCTTTAGCAGTAATAATTCAAGATCCTACTCTATTGATACAAAAGATCATTCAAGCTTTGGTAGAAATATTACAAGAAGTTTTAGATTTTATTGCAGACATTAAACAATATGTTTTAGATAGAATCAACCTAATTTTGTCAAAGATAAATGAATTAATAACAATTATATTAAGATTGCCTATTGACGCTAAAGAAGCAATAATAGATTTGATTGATTTCATCATTGATCTTTTCGAATGGGATCGCGACGAGATTAGACCTAAAATAGAAGAAAAAATAGATGAAATAATAGAGAGAATAAAAGAGCTGATTCCTGATATCAATATAGGGATCAACTTTAGCATTCCTAGTATTCCCGTGCCTCTTTTAGATATCCCGGGAATTAACTTACCCGATTTCAGTTTGGATATACAATTTCTTCCTATACGAGGAATATTTGATCTTTTTGGCTACATAATCTCTTTGATAGTAGAAGGAATCCAAGAAATAGTTGACGCAATACTTTCTCTTTTGCAAAGACTCAAAGATGGAATTCAAGCATTCTTGTGTGCAATAATTGAAATACTTTTGCGCCCGGTCATTCAATTTTTAGCGCAGCTGTCTTCGATGGCTAACGTAATGATTGCATCACTTCTTGTTTTTTTAAAAAGAATTACTGGAGGAATAGTCTGTGGATTAATAGCAATTTTAATTGGAGATGGATTGATTTTAGAATTTGCTGTTGGATTTTTTGAGTTTTGATATTTATTCTAGAGGTTAAATTATTATGGCGATTTCTTTTAAAAACGTAGGAATTAAAAAAGATAATATTTTATTTGATCAAGCTTTAAATCCTCAGCCTATAGGAATAAAAACTCCCTTAGAAGTGAATGCCAACGGATTTGGGCCTTTTCAAATGATTTACGATCCAGTCAAGCAGCTCAAAGACAATTTGAGAAATTTAATTTCTACTAATAGTGGCGAGAGATTGGGTAGATATAATTACGGCGCAAATTTAAGATCACTATCCTTTGACTTAACTGCGAAAGATGATTTTGATGCTGAAGTTGCTTTTAGAATAAAAAATGCTGTCAGGAACTATATGCCGATGATTGAATTGGATGAATTAGAAACTACTCCTTTGAAGATTACAAAAATTGATGACGCAAATAAAAGCATTGCTAAGATATTAATTAAAGTAAAATTTAACGTTCCAAAAGCTCGCTCTTTCGATGAAGTTGTAGAAGTAATAATATACGCAGGTGGATAAAAATGGCAAAAAACATTAAAAAAGAAATTAGAACATCAAAAGACATATCTTATTTGAATAAAGATTTCGATTCTTTTAGAACAGAACTGATTAGATATGCAAATGTATTTTATCCTGACAAAATACTTGATTTTACAGAATCAGGACTAGGTGGTCTTTTTGTCGACATGGCAGCTTATGTTGGAGATGTTATGTCATTTTATTTAGATCATCAATTCAATGAAACAAATTTAGAAACAGCAGTTCAAGATGAAAACATTGAAAGATTAGTAAGAGCTGCAGGCGTCAAAATCGTTGGTGCCAGCCCAGCTATTGTTCCAGTTGAATTTACAATAACAGCTCCTGCAGAATTTTATGAAAACGAGTATAGACCAAAAATAAATACACTTCCGAAGATAAGGTCAGGAACTATTTTAGGTAGTAAGAATGGAATTAATTTTACATTGATGGAAGATTTGGATTTTGCAAAAGTGAATGCTTCTGGTAATTTAATAGCATCTGTTGCAATTGCAACTTCTAGCAACAACGCACCTTTAACTTATACTTTAAAATTAACAGGAGTATGTACTAGTTCTTTAACAAGAACGCAGTCAGTAACTATTGAAAATAATTTTAGAGCCTTTAGAACAGTTTTACTCAGTCAGTCAAATATTAATGAAATAATATCTGTTTATGATTCAGATGGAAACGAGTATTATGAAGTTGATAATTTAACTCAAGATGTTGTTTTTTTGAGAAAAGATAATTTAGCAAACGATCAATACGAAGTTCAAGAAAGACTAGAACTAGTTCCTGCTCCGTATAGATTTGTAAGAATATATAATCGTCAAAACAACACAACATCACTTCGATTCGGAAGCGGAAGACAGGACGTTTTTGATGATGATGTAATACCTGATCCCAGCGAACATTCAATTCCGCTTTACGGTGACAGGAAGACTTTAGATTCAATTGCAATTGATCCTAACAGCTTTTTAGAGACAGCTACTTTTGGAATCTCACCTAATAACACTACTTTGACTATACGATATCGTTACGGGGGTGGATTAAGTCATAATGTAGGACCTTTGAGTATAAATTCAGTCAAAGATTTAATAATGGATTTTCCAAGTAGCGTAGAAACAACAGATTATGTATCAGTTAGAAGATCAACAGCTGTCTCAAATCTTGTTAGCGCTAAAGGAGGAGAAGATCCTCCAACGCTAGATGACTTAAGGTTTGCTGCATTGAGCGCAGGAAACTCTCAAAATAGAATTGTTTCAAAACAAGATTTGATTGCCAGAGTATACTCTATGCCTAATAAATTTGGAAGAGTTTACAGAGCTGCTGTCAGACCAAATCGAAATAATCCTCTCGCAGCTTTATTATATGTAGTTTCAAGAGATGCAAGTGGAAAGCTTTTGCAGAACTCTCCTGACAGTTTGAAGGAAAATTTAGCAACATATTTGAACGAGTTCAGAATGGTTTCAGATGCTATTGACATTATGGATAGTCCTATTTGTAATATTGGGATAAAATTTTCTGTAAGTATTGAAAGAAACTTTAGTCCTCAAGCTGTAATAGGACAAGTCATTCAAAACATTATAAGTTATATGCAAAATTCTGCTTTTCAGATTGATCAACCAATCAGTATCTCAGATATTGTTAATATAATAATTAATGTTGACGGTGTTATATCATTAATTGATTTACAGTTCAAGGAAAAAAGTGGGTTAGATTCTGTGACAGGTAATTCTTATTCACAATTTAATTATAGCGTTGCTAGCAACACAAGCAGAGGAATGATATTTCCTGCAGACGGGGGTATTTTTGAATTAAAATACCCAGAAGATGATGTAGTCGGAGAGGCAGTATAAAATGTATTTAGCGTTATCATCTAGTAAAGACACTTATATTACGAACAAAATTATCAATAATACTTTCAGAGCAACAGACGCAAATGCAGGATCAGCGGGTACAATTGATATATTTAAGTTGTATAGTGAAAATACTTTAGCAGGAGAAACAAATCCTATTGAGTTGTCAAGAGGTTTGATAAAATTTGATTTGAGTTTGTTGAGATCTTTAAAACAAACA